TTTTAATTTTAACAACTCGGTTGGTAGATTTAATACAGAACCAGTTATTAATACCACCAATACTACAGGAGCAAGTCGAAATATGATAGATCAAAATGAAATACTTGATTATTTCAACTCACAAAGGTAAACTATGACAATATCTAGAATGAACATGGAAAGACAACTTCGTAATATGGGTGGATTAATGACACTAGAAGAACCTAGACAAGGTTATTTTCTAGGTAAGATTGTAAGAAAAGCTAAGCGTGCTGTAAAAAAAGTAATTAAATCACCACTAGGTAAAGCTGCTTTACTAGGAGCAGGTGCTATGTATGCTGGAGGACTTGGTCCTTTTGCTGGTATGAAAGGTGCTGGTTTTGGTGCAAATCTTATTGGTGGATTAAAAACAGGTTTTATGAATCCATTAATGCAAGGACCAATGGCTACTAGATCTGGAGGCCTAGGTAGATTTTTAGGATCTTACATAAGAAACAATCCAGGTAAATCTGCGTTATTCGGTTTAGGTGCTACAGCACTAGCTGCACCCTTCTTTGCAGGTGGTGATGAAGAAGAAGTAGAAGACGATACTCCATTTTCACAAACACCAGAAAGTATTTCGAACATAGTTAACATGGCTAAAAACCAAGATTCAAGTTTAAGATTCTTACCACAACCAAAATTTGTTAGAAATTTTTATGCTGCTAATGGTGGGTTAGCTAATCTACCAGGATATGCAGAAGGCGGTATGATAGATATGGGTGGTTTAGAAAAAGATTATAGAGAAGGTGGTTTTGTACCACTAGGAGAAGAAGAGAGAGCAGATGATGTACCTGCAAGATTATCTAAAAACGAATTTGTATTTACAGCAGATGCTGTAAGAGCTGCAGGCCAAGGCGATATAGACAAAGGCGCTGAAGTTATGCAGAACATGATGGACAATTTAGAAGCAGGTGGCACTATATCTGAAGAGTCTCAAGGTATGAATCCTGCGCAAGAGATGTTTGATCAAGCACAAATGTTGGAGGGTAGATTAGGATAATGGCATTACCAGATTATTTACAAGACACGGCAAAAGATTTTGGAAAACAATTAACAGCAACAACATCTGTACCAATAGATACTGGTACATTTACAGGAAGACAATTTGTTGCTGGTGAAGATCCATTACAATCGCAAGCAATTAATCTTGCAACATCAGGTATAGGATCTTATCAACCATTTTTAACTGCAGCACAAGGTGCTATAGGACAACAAGCAGCATCAGCTGGTCCACAAGCTTTTCAAAATTTTATGTCACCTTTTCAATCACAAGTTATTGATACAACATTAGCTGACTTTGATAGACAGGCAGCTATACAAAGACAAGGGATCAGGGACAATGCAGCATCTATGGGAGCTTTTGGTGGCGGTAGAGAAGGTGTTCAACTAGCAGAATACGATGCAGCTTCAGATAGAAACAGGGCTGCTACACTTGCACAATTACAAGCATCAGGTTTAGCAGATGCAAGAGCTGCAGCACAACAAAATTTTCAAAACCAAGGAGCATTAGCTGCTCAACAATTTGGTTTATCTAATTTCCAAAGAGGATCTATGGGTCAGGATGTTTCTGCTTTAGGTAATCTTGGTGCATTTAGACAAGGTATAACTTCAGCACAATTACAAGCTGATGCAAACGCTGCAAGAGCAGGAGCGTATGAACCTATTCAAAGATTAGATCAATATGGTGCAGGTCTTGGTAAACTTGCAGGATTTGGATCAACAGCAGCACCAGTAGGTGCAGCCAGCGTGGATCCACTTACAGCAGGTATATCTAATGCTGTTGGACTTGCAGGTATATTTGGTAAACTATACGGTAGTAAATAATGAGACCATTAAATAGACCAATGTTTAAAAACGGTGGCCCTATCAAAGAGGGTATTATGCAGGGTATGAAAGATGGTGGATCATTAAGTCCACAATTTAATACTGGATTAGTTGGTGATGAAAGATATCCTAAAACAGATGGTAGAGAACATCACGTTGCATTTTTAGCGCCGGTAGCAACAGGACTTATGGCTGCTGCTAGAGCATTGCCTGCTGTCTACAGAGGATTTAAAGGAGCTAGAATGTTTGCTCCAGGTAATTTAGGATTTAAAGGTAGAATGAAAGATATATTTTTAGGGAGTGGTAGATTTAGACAAGGACAAGTGCCAGTTCAAGGTAATATGCTAACAGATGCTCAAATAAAAGCAGGTATGATTCCTAAAATTGGTAAAAGAGGAATTATAGAATCTTTAAAAGACCCTAAATCATTAGGTGCAGCAATAAAAGAATACCCAGTAACTTCTTTATCAGCATTAACATTACCTAATCTAGCATATAATTTAACGCCACCGATAGTAAAAGGTGGTATAGGTGCAGGTAAAATGTTTATTGATGCAGTATTACCTGGTGAACAATTTAAAGGTGATGATAAAATAGAAGAAACTAAAGAAACAGATTTAAAAAGAGTTGATAAAATTACAAACGTTGGTGAAGTAAATACAGATACTACCAAACCAGGTGCTAGTAAAAACTTATCTGATGCAGAAAAAACTAAGTTAGAAGAAGATAGAATAGCTTCAACAAAAGAAAAATATTACAAGTTAATGGGTGTTGATAAGTTAAATAAACAAGCTACATACGATACTCTTATAGGTGCTAGTCAAAAAATTAGAGAAGGTGGTAATATAAAAGATCAAATTAAATCAGGTAGTCTTGTAAGTGGTGTTATAGAATCATTATCTAAAAATCTTGATAAGAGTGTTGATCTTAAAAAACAAATTGATGCTGCGATACTTAAAGGTGAGATTGAAAAAGATATTAATTTGACAAAACCATCTGCATTTCAAGAACAACTAGCTTATATCAAAGCTAATCCAAACGATCCTTTAGCTAAAAAATTATCTGGCCAGACATCTGTTGCTGATATTGTTTCTGCTGCTGTAGCTTCTGGAAAAGGAACTACTTTAACAAGTGATAATATTGTTAATTTTATAGAATCTAAAGGATACTCATCAACTGCTTTAGCTGATGATAAATATCAAAAATGGGCAAAATCAAATGAAAATAAAGATGAGATAGATTACTTTATTGAAAAATATTCTGGTGCTGATGATGGTTTATATGTTGTAAATAAAAAAGCTTTTATAAAAAAAGGAAATGAAATAGCACCTGTATCGCTAGATAGTCTAGTAGGTTAGGAGTAATCCATGGCCACGATAAGAGAAATAAATTTAGCAGAAGCAAACTCTAATCAAAAAATAGGGACAATTGAATCTATACTAGCAGGTATTGGTTCAGGTCTTATTGGAATACCAAAAGGATTTTTTTCATTAGGTGCAACACTTTTAGATCTTGGTGTCGATCAAAACAGAGCAGCTAGAGTTGAAGCATTTTTTGATGATCTTACAACGTTAGACGAAAAAGCAGAAGCAACTGTAGCCGGACAGATAACAGAAGCATTAGTTAATATTGGTATACCCGCTACTGCAGGTTTTAGAATAGGTTCTAAAATAGCAGTTGATGCAATGAAAGCATCAAAAAATATGCGGTATTTTAAAGCCACAGATCAAGTAAAAAAATTATCCGACGATGTTTTAAAATTAAATACAAGAGGTAAGACTAATAGATTTATTGGTGGTGCACTCGGTGGTGGTGTTGGAGAAGGAGTATTTATTGGTGACGTAGAACAGATAGGTACGTTTGGTGATTTGATTGGTGGACCAACAGAAATAGATAGAGATACAGGTGGCGATCCTGCAAAAGATTTAATTAATAGAGTTAAGTTTGGTACTGAAGGTGCATTGTTTACAGGTCTTATTGGTGGAACAGGTAAAGTAATTAAAAAACTTACAGACAGAAATAAAAGTCTTGCTGATTCTAACTCTAAACTAGATAGATTTATAGATAAGATTGCATCGGGGTTCAGGGCACGTAGTGGTAAGACTCAAGAATTTTTTGATATAGAAAGAACTAATATTGGTGAAAGAGCTTCTGATTCTGTAAGAGCAAAAAATGTATCTAGAGAGTTAGAGATATCAATAGATAAAATATTTCCACCATTTAGAAACATAGGTAATAGAGTAAATCAAAAAGAAAGAGACAAGTTGTTAAAAGAAATAAATGATTTGTTATTATCTGGAGAAGCTAAGATAGATGACTTGGGTGTTGCAAAATTTGGTGCATTAGATCAAACAAAAAAAGAAGCTTTACTTAAAAAATTAAAAGACTTAAATGTAAAAGATGAAACCATTGGCAGTATCTTTGGTGGTCTTATGGATATTAGAGATAGATGGGCAGAGTTATTTTCTAATCTAGGTAGAACACTTGGTAAGAATGAGATAGCAGAATTTAAAAAATTATTTGGTAATAAATTTAAAAATTACATTGGTGCTACATACGATGTATTTCAGAACAAAAGTATATTACCGTTTATGAATTACAAACCTACAAGAGAAGCAATAGAAAGAGCAAAAGAAGTATTTAAACAAAGTGCTAAAGAAGCAGGTAAAGATCTTACAGATTTACAAGCAGAAGAAATTGTAGCTAATGCAATAAAAGATCCAAACCTACCTAAAGGTTTTAGATTAGATAAACCATCTGACGTTATATTTCAGGTGCCAGATTTTTTTGTAAATAAAACTGTATTAGATGAAACACTTACAAGAAGAACTGCACAACCTCTTGTGTCTATTGGTGAAATAAAATCAAAAGCAGACAGAGAAGTATTTGAAGAACTATTTGGTAAACAAAGAAATCCTATGCAAACAATCATAGGTGCTACTGCAAAACTATCTATGCTTACACGACGTAATATGTTTTACAAAAATTTAATGCAAAAAAATGAAGAGTTAGCTGAAGCATATTTTTCTGGCAAAAGTACAGTCAAACCTTTTCTTGCAAGAAGTGAAGATGAAGCAAGACAATTGTTTGGTACAGATGCTGTACCTGTAGAAGTTATTGATCCAAATAAAAGATTAGTTGTTGATGCAGGTAAAGGTGCAAAGAAAGAAGTTTTAGATAAAGCAAGTGCAGCGTCAGCTGCTACAAACCCTTTTGCTGAAGGTGCATTCTTTGCAAGACCAGGTGTTGCAAAAGCTTTAAAAGATACAAGTATAACTCAAGAAGCTCCTGGTATGATAGGTCAATTATATCAAAGTTTAGTTCTATATCCAAAAGGTTTATCACAGGTAGCTAAAACAATTTTATCACCAGTAACACATATGAGAAACTTTGTTAGTGCTAGTTTCTTTGCTACAGCAAATGGTATTATACCAGACGGTGCTGCTATCAAACAAGCTTATCAAGCATTACAAACACCATTAAAAGGAACAAGACAACAGAATGATTTATACGAAGAGTTATTAAAACTAGGTGTTGTAAACAACAACGTAAGACTAGGGGATCTAACAAGACTATTAGAAGATGTAAACTTTGGTGAGACTATGACAGCAGACAAAGGATTTAGAATGTTGTTAAAACCATTATCAAAATTAAAAGCAGTATCACAAGATCTATACACAGCTGAAGATGACTTTTGGAAGATAGCATCATGGGCTATGGAAAAATCTAGATTAGAAAAAACTCTAACAAATGCTGGACTTACAAGAGGACAAACATTTACTAGAAATGGTAGAGAAATAGTATTTGATGATGATTTTTTAAAACGAGAGGCTGCAGATATTGTAAAAAATAATATACCAAACTATGATTATGTATCTGACTTTGTAAAAGGTTTAAGAAAATTACCTATTGGTAACTTCGTATCGTTTCCTGCAGAGATAGCTAGAACAGGAACAAATATTGTAAGACGTGGTCTTAGAGAAATAAATGAAGAAATTATTTTACCAAATGGTCAAGTAGTAAAACCCTTTCAAGGTATAGGATACACTAGATTATTTGGTATGGGTGCTACTACACTAGCTGTACCTGCTGCAACAGCAGAAGCATTTGCTGCAATATATAATGTAACAGATGAAGAAAGAGAAGCTCTTAGAAGATACGTAGCTGATTGGTCTAAAAACTCTACATTACTTCCTATAAAAGATGAAGAAGGTAATTTTAAATACGTAGATTTTAGTCACGCTAATGCTTACGATACATTAGTTAGACCAATTCAAACAGTATTAAATTCTGTAGCAGATGGCAGAACAGATGAAGATGGTATCATGGATGATTTCATTGCAGGTATGTTTGGATCTATGAGAGAATTTGCACAACCATTTATATCTGAATCTATTTGGACAGAAGCTGTAGCAGATATTATAGCAAGAGGTGGTAGAACTAGAGATGGTTTCCAAGTATTTAATCCTCAAGATACAGAAGGTGATAAAGCATATAAAATTATGGCTCACTTAGTAGAAGCACAAATGCCTTTTTCACTTAACCAATTAAAAAGATTAGATCAATCTATTGAATCTGTTGATGTATTACAGAAAGGTAAGTTTGATAAGTATGGACAAACTTATGAATTTGGTGATGAGTTTGCAGGTTTGTTTGGTTTTAGATCTGTAGCAGTTAATCCAGATAGAACTTTAAAATATAAAGTAGCAGATTACCAAAGAGGTGTAAGGGAATCTAGATCTTTATTTACAAGAGAAGCTTTGAAAGGTGGAGTAGTAGAACCTTATGAAATTGTTGATGCATATTTAAATGCAAACAGAGCTTTGTTTGATGTAAGAAAAAATTTTAAAGCAGATTTAGATGCTGCAAAAACTTTAGGAATTACACAATCAGGATTTAATACAGCTACAGACAGGGTTTCAAACGTAGAGATAGGGGCATTAAATAATAATATATATCGACCAATAAATATCTCTCCAGAAATACAACAAGCGTTTGCAGAAAATGCTGCAAAGATAGGAGAAGTAAATCCATTTATATCAGCACAAGCTGCGCTTGCTAACATACAACAACAGTTGGCTAACACTTCTTTGTTAGATCCAGCTTTTCCTTTTATAGAAAATCCACTATTACCTAGTGCACAAGAAACACCGGTAACACCGAACTCGTTAAATTTACCTAGTATTGACAGTAATCTAGTATCAAATACAGTTAATAATAACAGTTTAAGCAACTTGAGTACAGCACAGAAACTTGCTATACTTTT